AATTCTCCTGTTAAAGTTACATTTCTAAAACTAGCTGCATCTTTATTTGAATCAACAACAACTGCTTTACTTGCAGCTACTGTTCCAGCAGTAATTCCATCTAGCATTTCTAATTCTGCTTCTGTTAATTCTGCATTAGATCCAAGAGTTAGAGTTCCTGTAACTGTAAGATTATCATTAATAGTTACTTCAGAAGTTGCATGTCCAATTGAAATTGGTACACCTGAAGTTGCAGTACCTATCGTAATACCGTTTGATGTATTTGAGTTATCAATATTTAATGATGTTGTTGCATCTAATGAAATAGTTGTACCATCAACAGCAAGAGTTCCATCTATATCTGTGTTATCTAAATTAGCTGTGCCATCAACATCTATATCACCAGCTAAGTCAATTCCTGCAGAACCTGCAAAAACTAAATCATCTGCTGAAGTATCCCACAACATGTAGGCACTTGCTGTGTCTCCAAAAAATTTTATATCATATCCCTGATCATCTGCACCAACTGTAAGTGTTGCATCTAACTGAACTGCACCATCGATATCAACAGCGTCTAAATTTGTAGTTCCATCAATATCTGCATTGCCTGATATGTCTAAGGTAGCTGCATCTAACTCACCAGTAATAGTTAAATTACCACTTGTATCTAAAGTTTGTTTTGTTGCAAAAGAACCAGAAGTATAACTATCCCAAGTCCACGTACCACCATCTGCTAAATTTAATTTCCAAGTATCTGCATTATCATCTGCTTGGTCAGCACTAAATGTAAGTGCTAAAGCTGCACCTTCTACATTTGCTTTAAATTCTAAAGTGTCATTACCATTTTCATCATAACCAACAACAACATTTTGATCGGAACCAAAATTAATATATTTATCGTCGGCTATGTAAAAATCACCCCATTCAGCACTAGTAGAACCAAGATCTGCTCCACCAGATGCATCAGGAATAACTGATGTTGAAGCTGTAATAGTTGTTGCTTCAAAAGTTCCAGATCCAGTTACATTTGCTCCACTAAATGTTAAAGCTGTTGTTGTACCAGATTTAAGTATTAAATTTCCTGAACTGTTTGTTGCACTACCAAATGTTGTGCCACCGTCTACAAAAAATACATCTCCTCCATCTGCATCTAATTTAATATCCCCTGGAGCATCTAGTGTTACATCTGTTGTTCCATTAAATACAAAATCTAAAATAGTTGTACCACCATCTTTCATAGTGATGTTAGCACCATCAGCGTCTAAAATAATATCTGCAGGTGAATCTACTGTAATGTCTCCAGTAACACCTGTAAGAGTATTAGTGGATATACCAGTATCAACCATATTTGGATTTGAAGCATGGTCTGCCGCTGCATAAACAATTTTTGTTCCTTTATCGGTTGTTCCAAATGCAACAGTACTTCCTGAACCAGAAACATATTTAAAAGTTAGTGTGTACGTACCAGATGTGCCATTAACTAAAATATACATCTGTTGAACATCTAGAGGAATTGTTACTGTAGAATTTCCACTAAGTGTTCCAGTAAATTTTATAATTCTGTGTCCAAGAGTTGCACCTGTTGAACCATCAGAAACAGATAATGTAGTTGTAGTTGATGAAATAGCTTGTTCAACATAACCACCAGAAATTTGTTCAATAATTTGTAAATTGGTATTGGTAGTTGTCCCCCATGTACCGGCGTTCTCGCCAGTTGTCATTAGTTCTGTACCAAGACCTGTATAACTTGATGCCATATTCCTCCTACGCGCTTCCTACAAATACTTCTAAATCAACTGAGTCTGTATCTGCAGTAGCTGTAATGTCTACTAAATCATTAAATGATACTGTTAATGCAGATCCTCCTGCATGCATCGTATCCACAACTCCACCACTATTATCACCTGGATAAATGAAAGAATGACCAGCGTCTACTTTAATTGCAAACTCTGTACTATCTTCATCTCTAAATGTTAATGTAAGATGGTTAGTTGAATCTAAATTTGTAATTCTAATATATCTAACATCATCTTCGTCAAATTGACCTGCTAGATAACTTTTTGATAAATCTGTTGAAGAAGCTGTAGCGAAACCTAATAAACCTGTTTCAGTAGTTGAAATGGTTACTATTCTTTTAACAATTTCATTAACACTAGAAATATCTAACGATCTTTCGCTATTGTAACTATTGTTGTTAAGTGTAATTTCTTCTATTACTTTTACTGTTAGTGTTGCCATTATACTTTTCCACCTTTGTTAAATTTAGGTTTAGGTTTAGGTTTAGGTTTCATTCCTCTAGATTTAAAAGCGTCAGCAATTTTAAAAATTGTTTTTTTAATACCTGTCATATTTTGATAATGATATTTATTAGCCATTGTTTCTCCTTACGGTGACGGAACGTTGACAGCTATACGTGGTTCACCATCTGTATAGTCGTCTCTTCTTCGTCTCCCTATTTGTTCTGCACCAAACTTCTGTACTTCAGTTTGATACTTTTGTTCGTATAATTGTAGCATATCCATCGGCCCTTTTAAATAACTAAATGCTTCGACCAGACATGCGTATAAAAGTCCATTTCCAAAATTTGTGCTGATGTAAGTTGTAGTATTTGCTGAACTCAATCCTAGAGGTCTAGCATTATAATGCAGTTTATACATAAAAGCAGAGCTTGGAGTAGGGACAATTGTTATTCTACCTGATGAAGCTGCTCCAGTTCCTGTAGCTCCTCCAGACATAGCATAATATTTAGGTGTTCCAGTAGTTGTTTCTGCTGCATCAAATTCTCTTAAATAGCTAATATCCTTCTTTTGTAACCAGCTATTAGCACCAGTTGCAGCTGTTGTTGAAGTATAAACCTGTATGCCTCTTACAAATAAAGTACCAGCGGGTACATTTACATTGTCTTTTGAAGCAACTAAATTACCAACCATTTCTTTTCTATCTGCATCAATTGGAACATCTCTAAAAATTCTTAATTCTGAATTATCTATAAATTGATCTGTAATAGTACTAGATAATACAGAAGTACCAACCTCGGTATAATTACCAATTGCTGTTGTCAATGTTGAATATGTAAATCCTGCCATTATGCACTTAAGGTTGCTGGTCCTATTGAGACTGGAAACCCTCCTCCTTTAACACTTCCTGCTGTTGCAGTGTTTGTATCAACTGTAAAATAAAACCAATTAGTCGTTTGGTCTGTGTCTCTACTTCCACTAACATACTTACCTGTAGTAATAGCATAACCTGCTGCTTTTGCAATGTTAGAGCCTGCTATACCATCAAAGCTGTTTGGATCTCCATAAGACCCTGCAGTTGTTGGTGCTCCTCTAAATCTGTACGTTGACCCATTTGTTAATCCGTGATCTGGTGCATATACATTTATAATTCCTGAGGAAGCCGCGTACGTGGTAAATGGATTATGAGGCAATAATTGTGCTACAGCATTTTCTGTTCTATCTGATCTTACATTTTCTAAACCTTGTGCATCTCCACCATGTGGTTTTGGTTCTAATTGTGAATGTTTTGGTTCAAATTCAGATTTATGAACTAACATTCCATTCCACTCTCTAACCATTTCATTATATGGAAAAGCCATTCCACTTCTATCTGATATTGCCTGTGATCTTTTTCCTCTTGCGTATGCCATTATTTTTTCGTAAAGATTTTAGCAGATGTTTTTACATCACCCCAATCTAAATCCTTTCCCTTTTTTTTAAATAAATGTTTTTTTAGTTTTTTTCCTGCTTCTTTCAAAGCCTTATCTCCACCTTTTTTCATTATAATGCCCATTCCTTTAGTTATTAATGTCATATATTTGGATAATAGTTTTTCGGAGTTATATAAGTGCTTGCTGCAGATCCGTCTTCTGCCAGGGCACGTGCCAATTCGTCTTCATAATAAAGTTTTAATTCTTGTGATCTTTGTGGTGTAAATTTTTGAGATAAATAAAAAGCTAATCCAGAAACTAAACAAGGCATAAATCTATATGGGGCACTTGATGAATCTGTGTATGTTGCATCGAAATCCTCTAATCTTTTTACATAATAAATATGCATATCTTTAGAAGCTGCTGTTGAGTCTGGTGTTGGATAAACTGTAACTGTAGTTTTATCTACAAATCTTTGTACAAAATATTGAGAAGGTGTTCCTTTAGATAATTTACTTGATAAAGCAGAATAAGCCGATCTTGCTATTTTAGTCATTGAAGAATCAGATTGAGTTGTTTGTGTTCTATTCTGTCTATATGTTGCTTCTAATACATCAGCTACACCAT